TGCAATAGACTAAGTAAAACCCCTGGCCCGGGGTCCTACCCCCCGGGACCATAAAATGAGATCAAGTCTCTTAATAATCTCCCTTAGGGGGTAGCAACTTTCGTCGATAAAGAATTTGTTTTTCGAGCGTCTTACTGCCGCCCCAGGTCAATTGCAACCTGATTTTCTCTAAGAATGCTGACTCCAAGTGATTGGACATCCACAGCCCCAGCCAAAAGAAAAGTCGTCTGAACAGTTGAAAAAGATGCGTAGTTGAACTGCATCTGTTGCATTCAGTCGAGGTTCCCAATAGGCATAGTGAGCCATTTCATATATGACGTCGCCCTGAGGGCCGGCGCCATTCCAACCAGGCCATCCGAGTACGAACGGATACTTTCCATAATATGGTAAGTGGTACTCGACGCTAGGTTTGAGAGTAGTGTCTTCGAGAATTGTGCCAAATCTCCCTCCAAGAGGTATGGCCATGTTGGTTGGTACAATAGGTGCACCCGCGAATTTTCTGCTTGCTACTACAGAAATTGTTCCGTCGTCATTTTTCGGGTCATTTGACCTAACCAACTTGAAATTAAATGTGCCACGATAGTACAGGAAGTAGGAAGTCCATAGTTGAAATGGATAGTCTGGTCCTACTCCTGTAGCGCCCTGCAAGATGCTCGGGTCAATCAGGTAGTACGTAAATGGAGGTATGGAAACGTTTGAATAGATTTGAAATCGGTGCATTAAAGACATAACATCTTCAACGATTCCGGTATCAGTAACTCCACTCATTTTGAGTCCAGTGGCAGCGATAATTGGGGGGAAATCCGATTTGAATGCGTCATCAAGGCAAACATGCTCTGTACCCCCTTGGGCAACAATCGTTCCAGAGTAGGTTTGAAGAGTGTCTTCAATCCATCTCAGTTGATTGGTATATTGGTTTCTTCTCTCGCCGTAAAAGAGAAACTGTAGGTCATCTCCTCCTGCTATGTACACATTAACATAAACAAGACTCGAACCAGTTGATTGCGCTGTTGTAGCCGCATTAACTATGGAAATTGCTATTCCACCGTTACAACCAGACTCAAGCTTGTAAAATGTATCTAAACATTCTGCATAAAGTGTGTCTTTCAGGTAGGGGACCGAAAAATCAAAAGTTGTGTCTCCATTGAACTCAACAACAGTGCTGATAAAGTCGCCTTCACCAGCAGTGAAGTTGGCTGGAATTTCAGCATACGTGGGATGCCAAGAAACTCTGATTCGCCCATTTGTGAACTTTCCTGCACGGATTTCTATTCGATATCGCAGGGTTCCACGCCAGTATTGGAAGTTGTAAGCTACCAACGATACTGGTGTATGCATACTAACGAAATAAATCGTACCCGATCCGTTAGTTACTGTGCGACAAGTACACGGAGTCACATAGTATTGTTTGATTATTGCACCGACAGCAGCTGTGCTGTCGAAAGTGAATGTGTCGAATAATCCGGGTTTAGAGAAAATTGCTTTGAATTGTGTTTCGTCGAAAGATCGAGCGAAGTTGGCTCTGTCCGTAGACATTGCTTTGTCAAAGCCTATTCCAAGTTCATGCTGAACATTCATACCTTCCATGGTAGACATCGCGTTTGCGGTCACCGGTATTACTGGTTCAGGTGCTTTAATGGAATTAGGCTTATTGAGACCAAACTTCGCAGCTAGTCCTGCGATATTCTTAGCAAGTCCTCCTGCTACCCCCCCTATTTCTTGTACCATGGGAGGCAAAAATGGCACCTTCGATACGTTTGCACCAATAGTTCCAACTGCATTTAAAGTTGAACTAAGTAGACCAGTTTCACTCTTTTCTTTCTGTTCTCTTTTCATTTGTGCTACAACGTTCGGTAAAACCTCAGGATCCTTCTGAGGAGCAATAGTAACTGCAAAAGCTGGATTGATGATGCCAGCATCTTGCATTTTCTGCTTTATTTTTCTTTCATAAGCGCCTAATCGTCCGATTAAACTCATCATGTCTTGTTTGATTCCTTCTTCTTTGAGTATTTCCGGATGCTTCTCCATTACAGCCTTACAGACTGAAAATGTAGCTTGCATTGAGCCTTGTTCTTGAACAAGTTCATAACACTCAATATCCAAAGTTTTCCTTTTGAGCTGCATTGCTTTTGTGGGAAGAGTTTCTCGTTTTTGGCGAGATTCTGACGCACAGGCTAACACTTCAAGACTTGTGAGTTCGTTCTTCGGTTGTGCGGGAATAACAATTAATTTCTTTTCTTGCTCGTACTGGGAATAAATTCCAGAGTACAACTGTCCTGTAATGTAAAACCATTCTGGATGGCCTTCCACTTGAAGAGTTATCATAGCAAGATTTCTAATTTTGCTAGTCCACACATGTGATTTGTCGATAGGGCCCATGTAAAACCAAAATTTAGGATCAAGTTTTCGTGACTTTTGCATCTTTATGACTGTACAGGGAATATGCATCCTGTTATGTCCATCTTCAGCAAAGCCATGATCATCCATCCAGGTGTAAGTGTCTATCTTTGAACAAACAACCCACGAGGTTGGTGTATTTGGTTTTGGGGTCACGGGTGGTGATTCTCGGTGATAGTTAACAAGTTGAACAATTCGTCTGTTCTTCATGTATTCTCTTAAAGATTCTTCGCCGCCTTGTCCTACAAGTTGAAATTCTTCTTCTTCTTTCATCTTTTTGGATTCGGGCTCAGCTAAAGGGTAGGTGACTGTTGATACAGTCATTCCCGCCACTTCTATATTCTTAAAGTTTGCAAACACCGAGACTGTGAGAGAGGGAGTTGATGCACTCCCTTGCAAGGCCAATGGGTTCAGTACTCTGACGCATATTTGACCTATATATGCATCGTTTAAATTGTCGGCATGATTCCAATAAGCTCGAGGAGAGACATATGGTATCGTAAATTTGACAGTTGTATTTGTATTAGCACTCAAGATATGGGCATTGCATGTTGACATTGTAAAAATGTTTCCAAGCTTCCATTGATTTGTGGATGGGTTGTTGGGCAACCAGCCTATCATGAGTGTTCCATAGTGAAAGGTTGTTCCACTGATACGAAATTCAACTTCAATATCTGCTCTAATGTAACAAAATCTTTGTATTTTATCCACAAGATTGGGAACCGCATGCAAGAGTGCATACGGAAAGTTTGCTACATACAATTGAGTATCTTGCACGGAGGAACCACTCCAAGTGATATCTGTGATACGATAGATTCTCTCTAGTACCGGTTTCATTCCTTGATCAGGATATGGATCCGTTCCTATGAGATAGGGTTGACGTCCTATTGGGAGCTGCTGTTCTGAAACAGGCATGATATCCCTCAATTTTGTCAAACCTTGAATCTCTTCTTCGCCCTCAGTCTTCACTCCTTGAATCTCTTCAAGGCCCGATTGTGCAAAAATCGGGATTTGTGGGGTTAGGAGTTTGTTAACTACATCATCAATTTCAAATATATCTCTCCATGTGTTTTCGAGATATTCATATTGTTGTTTCCAAGGAAGGATAGACAAGTTTGAGATGCGTTCCTTCTGGAACCTCTTTCCTAGTGCACTGATTAGATTATCTAATAATGGGACCTTATATGGTACTTGATTAATTCTTTCAAAAATACCAGTAACTACTGTCTTCATCATTTCGAATTCTCCTTCAGTGGATTTGAATGTCCTCGGTTCTAAAACTTCATAACCACATTGTGCTGTAACTGCTGTGTTCAAAACTTTAATCTCTTCGCGTGGTGCTACTATAAAGTTAGAATACAACTCGTTCCAGGTGCTTGTGAACGGCCTTACTTTATTCAATCGGGCCCATTCATTCAATTCTGTTTGCCAGTTTGTGTAGATTTTTGGACCATGATGGAAAATCTCTCTTAATACAACTTCAATAAGCTGGGCGGCTGCTTCTCGCTTGCCGTGACCCTTCTTTTGGTATTGAAGAATTTCTAGTACATTGGAGAGTTCCATAGGTGCAAAAAATTCGCCACATGATTCATGGAATTGGCGCTTCATGAATTCTATGTCCTTTCTCTGGAGGTGGACATATACCTCATCTGTTTTGCCGGAAGTAGTGACATTCCAACCGTGTTTCTGAGCCCAAGATTTGAAGTTATCAAAGCCATACCATTGAAGTTCTGATGAAAGAAAAACTACGAAATCATCTCCGCAGTAAAGTCCTCTCATGTGTTCAAGAATTCTTTGGATTGGCTGAGTGAATCCTTGCGTCACTGAGATCCAGTGATGAAATTCATCAGTACTCTTCAAATGATAAGGGTCCCAAATCATATAAGCTTCTTGAAAGCTCACAAGTAATGCTTTTCGAATCTGTTCGGAAGTTTCTACTATTGCATAACTTTGGATTTGCCGGTTGATATTACAATTCTTCTTCAAAGTATCTTTGCCTCCAGATAGGAGTCCTGAACACTTTGGGGTAACAAGATCTTTACCCACTAGAATGCAAGTTGTCATTGAAATGTCTGAAACAGCTCCATGTCGTATGCCGGCTGCATACAATTGGATGTCAAGAGGATCGAGTGGTCGTGCTGCTAACATGCTGAGAAATCGGTGTTCTTCAGGTGTGGGAATCCAAGTAGCATAGTAGTTATCTACATATCTAAGGTATCCCTTGATCATCGTATCAGCGGCGCTCCAGTCATATTGTCGAAAATCACCTGTGAAGGCTTTCCAATCCGGTCCTAATTCGTTTGCGCTGCGGAACAATTCACCCCATTCTCTGGAGTGCGGATTGATGCCATCACACGTGCCTGTTTCGTGTCTTGATGCTGATTCATTCTCCAAGAAGGCTCCCATTACAATCGCTATTTCTAGCTGATTTTCTACGGGAACTGCGACAAATGGTCTTGGGCGCCATATTTTAGCCAAATCTAATCTCTCATCTTTCAAATTGAGTTCAGAAATGAGCTGATACCTCTTTCCAGAGGCATGCTGTCGCATAATGTCGTACACCTTGTTTTGCGTGGTAGGTGTCATTAACCAGGGTTGTTCATATTCGGCAAAGGAAAACATCCACTTCTTTCCTTGACCTGCTTCTCCTGCAGGCTTGTCGATCTGAAATCCAGTTGCGGTATCTCTCTTGATATGTCTAGTATATTTCCATGTGTCTACTCCTTGTACGGCTTCTTGTTCTGTAAGAAGACGAGGTACAATTCTTCGAGGTATGGTGGCGCTAATAGCGTCAACTATAGTAAACAAGAGTTTCTCATCAATGGGCTGTTCTTTCGGTGGTGGTTTCATCTTTGTCATTGAATTGTGTAAAGGCCAGTGCTCATCAAGACCATCTTTAGCTTTGGTAAGCCTTGCAGGTGCAGTGATAGATGGTGTGAAATAGTTATGCATCATGCTTTCTTCAATCTGAGTGTCAGTTGGGAAGCGATGACCATACTTGGGCTTTACAGATCCTATATACAAAAGATTGTATTGAGAATAGTCGAATGCTGGGAATCCGACTGGATCTAGAAGTGTAGGGAACTTCTCTTGAATTGCTGATAGGGCTTCCATGCCTGATTGAGGTTCAACTGGGACGATAGGTGCTTCTTTAGGCTTCAGGGCATTCACTATGTATTGGCACATCTCTCGAGTGATAACTGTGCAATATCCTCCATATCCGACACCTCCTGCAACATGAATTCCAATCAGCTTGTGCCTGATGGAATTATTTACGACTCCTATTACAGAGCCGCACTCTGCTGGGTAGGTCGTGAAGGAGTAGTGAAATGTTCGTTTAGCATTATGGATGTCATCTGAACCTTGTTCTCGTCGATAGCGAATCTCTCCTGCGTAAAATCCGTCTGAGCAACTTCTTGTTTCAATATGATCTCCTTTCTTCAAATACATCATCAGATTAGACATATCAGCACCAGCTGACAAGTCAGATTCTGTGATGAAATGATCCCAAATCTTTTGGTAAGATGGGAATGCGTCACGGGGAAATTCAATGAAAACAATATCACTTTGAACAAATTGTCGGATCTTGCAATCATGAAGCGAGATAGTCTTGTCTCGGATAAGAATGTAAGGGTCTTCTGCTGTAAACATTTCTGTCATTAGGTGCTGAGCAGTGACTCCTATGTGATCTTCAATGAAAGTGATTCTTGCTACTCGACCAGGTTTGTTGATATCATACCGGAATGTTACTTCGGCTTGATTATTCATAGCTCTGTTATGCATAATGATTGCTGTTGATTCTGCTGCTCCTTGACCCTGAGCTCGGGTGGCAATGGTGACAATTTCACGGGGTCTGTGGAATTCTTGAGTTCGAACTTTGGAATGAAATTTAATTCCTAATTGTTGTCCCGCTGAAATGCCAGTGCCTGTGGCTGCTCCACCTTGTCCTTCAATTGTCTCGTCGACTCGGACGACGAGTTCATCTTCTTTATCTCTCTTCGACAGTTTATTATAGAGCTTGTAGACTCCCCAACTAAGGAGTAGTCCTGAACAAACTGTAATAACTGCTTGAAAGATTCGAAGGGAAAGATGGTTCTTCTCATGTTTCTGCTGTTCCTCATGTATGATTCTAATTCTCTCTTTGCTAGCAGCGATATTTTTAATCGCTTGTTGAGAATAGTCACGCATGGATTCTTCATGGAGTAAACGGCGAACTATCGCGGCTTCATCAAGTCGTTCCTTGCTGGGAAAGGTCAACTTGGAAATTCGAGAATGGAATCTGGATAAAGGTTGGAAATGAGGGTAATGGTCTGAAACAATATCATCAGGAGATATTGGTACCAATTTGAAATCTTTCAAAATATACCATCCTTTGCCATCTTGCCAATAAGCTCTATACACTAAATCATTTTCATGATACTTCATATTTCTTTGATCGTTTCGCTTATGAATTCCTCTACATAACTCAAGGAATTCAGTTGCTACTAAATATTGAAGTGTATGCATAGGCTCTGGTTCTAAATCCATATTTCCTGCGAATCCTGGATGATTCATCAAAGTTTCTTTGACTTTGACGAAAAGTTCTGCATCGTCTTCTGGCATTTTCATTGCGAGCTGTTGCATAGCAATATCATTTTTGAATCGCCAGGAAGATCGTGCTGACTCAATTATGAGTGTATCTTCATCACCTCCTTGAGCGAAGGTAAGAAAATATTGAACAGTTTCTAGGATTGTGGTTGGTAGGTCCTTCTCTACTATGGGAATAGAGGGCATGGAAACTGGGATTCCATTGTCAAGTGGTTTCTGTTTGTCGAGCCAGGCTCGGACTGGCTCGGATAGTTCTTCGGAATTTTGGGAATGTCCGATTTTCTTTGCTAACTCACATTTTGTTATGTACATCTCAGCAACCTTCAACAGAAGATCGTCATAGGTAAGTTCTTGCTCTCTTCCTCGTTCATCCGCCATAAAATAGCGGGCATAAGTTGTATCGTAAAAACCGTCAGATCGGGCTTTGTAATGATGATTTTTGACGACTCGGACGTCAAAATCAACTCTTCTGAGTAATGCTTGTCGGTCTTGGATGTCAAGTTTGGGGACTGGACCATTCGATGTGCTAACAATAAGTCTTGAATCGAAAAATGTTCCTGCTTTCTTCTCAAGAGATGCCATCCGCAATTTGAACGGAGCAACATTGTGGAGGAAGATTAATTCGCATGCTGTATCAGATCTGACATCAAGATTATCTCTTTGCCAGATATCATCATAGAACACTGTGAATTGGTTAGCATAACCTTCCCAGAATGGATCATCTGCTTTTCTGGCATAAATGCCAGGCACGTTCTTTGCGTGCTCTTTAAGTCCATTCATTGAACAATGGATTTTCCAAGTGTCTCGATTGAGAAAATTTGCTGTCTGTGATTTGCCTGCTCCAGGTTCACCAACGAGATTTATCCAAATGGGTGGGACTCGTGGTCGTGAGGAACGCAGAAAAGATCGGGACTCTTCTGCAAGTGCTTCGAATTTAGCTGCTAGGGCGTAAAATGGAGGAAAAGTGTTCTTTCTGAGGTCACACTTAATCATCTCTACCTTAAGCTCTTTGAGTTCGACTTCAAGTTGGAGCACTTCATGATTGTATTGGTTTAAAGTGGAGAGCAAATTCTTTTCCTGTATTTCAAAGTAAAGTTTCGTCTTCTCCATCCAAGCCATTGCTTTCTCGACTACTTTCTTGTTCTTGCTAGTCATGAGTGGTTGTCCATAGATCTGTGAGTAACAAAAGTTAACAGCGGTGCCAAGAGATTGGAGTATGTACTCCAATGCTTGACCCATACTTTTAACTGCACCTAGATCTTTCGAAAGTGTCTTGAACGATTCGAACTTGCTTGATTTCTTACTAAATGATTCCTTGTATGATTGTCCAAAGATAGCTTCTCCTACATAATTACATAAACCTTGATAGTTCTGTTCTTTTCCTGTTTGAGCAAATAGTGATGTTTCTGAAACTCGGCTAAAAATGTCATAAAGCCAAGTTGAGAATACATGGATAGCTTTGCGAGCTGTAACTATTCCAGAAAATTGCAATGCTGAATATGCAACTAGAGGTTTAAGTTCTTTAGGAGATGTCCATATCAGATAGACTGCTAATAGAACTGATTCCATTACGTCTATAACTTTAGAAAGGATTGCTTCATCATTTGTATCTGGTAGGAATTGTTTGATTGTGTCTTGGAAGTAAGCTTCTCCTCTCTTAATTGAACCACAGAGGTAGTCCAAATTATTCTTTAGTCCTTCATCAGGGGCTACTTCTACTTTGATAGTAGGCATCTTGATTTTAGATTGAATTGATTCAACCATGTTTGAAATTCTTTGTTTCATGGTATCAAGGCGGCCAAGTTTAGGTGTTGCTATGAGCTTGATTTGAGGCAAGTCATTATCTTCATCTGCACTATTGGTAGCTGCAGTGTATTGTGGTTCTTTAACGTCCTGAGACGGAGTTTGGTAATCGGTGTCTGTCATCATGGTGTAATTCATTGTGTGCGGATCCGGTCACGCTATTGTTTTGGCAGTCATTATCTGCCTGGTGGGGTTCGGAGTCTTTCCTCCATGCCATTACGAATTTTTAGAACAATTAGAATAACAATCTTCGTTAGGTCCCAATGTAGCTGCATTGGTCCGTATTTGGGGCGATTAAGCCGCAGTGTCGAATTGTTTCGGTCTAAAGTCTCGTGCCTTCTCAGATTTGTAACGTGGACTGAGTAACACATAGATTCTTCGGTTTGTTAGTTCCGTGTGAAAGTTAGTTGGTTTCTAACTATTGGCAGCGCTACAACGCGCTTCTTCACATACCCAGAAATTAATCTGGATGAATCTCATTCAATAGAGGTAAGGTTTCGGTTAGCAATTTCATTCTGTGATAGCTGTCAGCCTTACATATTGAGCCCAATTTTATTTTTGTTGTTTTAGTTTTTATAATTTTTATAATTTTATTTTATAATATTATTTACATTTGACTAAAATACAATGGGTGCAAAAATTTAGTGTCGAATTACATATATTAAA